AATGTGGCAGCGATCTGCTGCAACCCAGCCGCACCACCGATCGCCTTGTAGAACTCGGTCGCCATGGTGCCCACAAAGGTCGCGACCTGACCAACCACAGTCACCAGGCCGCTGAGCACAGGCAACAGAGCCGAGCCGACCTGGACCGTAAGCACAGTCACCTGCGCCTTCATGATTCCGAGCGAATCGTTGAAGGCATCGGCCTTGTTGGCAAAGTCTGGACCGATGCCCAGGCCGAACCGCTGAATCTCCTTGCTGCCAAGGTTAAGGATCGGAATCAGCTCGGTTCCAGATTTGCCGAAGATCTTTAGCGCGAGCGCGGCCTTTTCCGGTCCATCGCGCATTGCAGCAAAGCGATCGGCAACAGCAAGAAACACCTTGTCGGCTTTGCGTAGCGTGCCATCGGTCTCGGTGGTACTGATCGCCAGCGTCTTAAATGCTGCAGCAGCAGGTCCGCCTGCAGTGGCCGCAGCCACCATGTTCTTGTTCAGCAACGTCAGTCCTTTGGCAACTCCCTCGATGCTGCTGCCGCTCAGTTCAGCCGCGACCTTGAACTGCCCCAACGTTTCAATGCCGACGCCAGTGCGCTGCGATAGGTCGCGCATGTCATCCGCTAGATCGATTGCACCTTTGATCGCTGCGCTAAATCCACCAACAGCCAATGCTGCTCCCAATCCCTTGAACGCCATACCAAGGCCTGCAACAGCCATTGAGGTGTTCTTGACTTGCCCCTGCAATCCCTGCATGGAATTGCCAAGTCGACGGATGTTGTTCTCACCTTGAACGTCCGCCTTGATGCGAAGCATGGCATCCATGTTCATCGCCATGGCTATGCCCCCTGCTTATTGATCACCGACATCGCTGCGGCCTCCATCACCTGAAGATCCTCCAGCAGCGCACGGGGTTTGTCTACGTCATACAGCTTAAACAGCCAACGCACCGCTGCATAGTCCAGACCGATAACTCCGCTCATGGTGGTGCGCCATTGCGTCTGCACACGCAGGAACATCTCGACTACTGACCAGTTCTCCGGCCAAATGCCGAAGTCCTCATCCGGTGGTTGTGGCAATTCAGGCAGCGGAAGACCGAAGGCCGCGGCATCGTCGGCGGTTTCGTCAATGACGCCACCGCCTGCCCAATGCTCAGCGGCCTCCATCAGTTTTTTCGCTTAGCTCCCTGCAGGCTCTCGAAGTAAGAGACCGTGATGGCACTTGCCAACATCGGCACGTCGAGCAGTTGCTCCAGAGCCTTCTGGCTAAAAGGCACATCCTTGCCATCGCCATCTGTTACACCGGACCAGCCGATCAGCACCTCAGCCGCCAAATCGGCGTCGGTTATTTCTTCAGACTTAATCTGTTGGCCGATCTCGGTGATTCGAGATTGACTCAACCGACGAAACTCCCCGTCGAAAGTCTGCCGTTGCATACGGCCACCATCGACGGGAATATCAAATGCAATCGGCCACGAGTAGGTGTCCGACTGCTTGAGTACAAAAGCCAAGGTCAGGTGAAAGCGAGACTCAGCTCATCATTGCCCGAACTGGTCGGAACTGCAATGAACGGCATGTTAAGCATCTGCACGCCGGCCTGATCGCTGTAGGTCAGGTTGCCCAGATCGGACTGCGCAGTGGTCACCGTGCAAATGTTCCCGCCGGTGGTGCCGTGCTGGAAGGTGATACTGCCGGTGCTGCTGCCGGTAGCAATCGTGAAGAAGTCCTTGGCCGTGATGGTCGGAGCTTCGATCACGATGGTGCCGCTGGGGGCACGGTTGGTGATCATGATCTCCTTGGTGCAACCCACCAGCTCGCGATAGATCACATCATTGGCAATGCTGAAGTTGTAGGACTGCAGACAACCGCTGTAGGAGAAGGCGGTGAAGTTGGTGGTGTTGCCCTGCTTGAAGATCAGAGGGGTGGCCTGGTTGGCGTAGGTCGGAGTCGGCAGCGTCTCGTCGGTCGGAGCGTTGTAGATCCCGGTCATCGTGAAGGCGATCACTGGCACTTGGCCGACTTCGCCGGTCAACTCAAACGTGCCACGGCAGCCAGTCACCTTATGGCGGATCCCATCCTCGTGGTAGTAGATGGTCACGCTCTCAAAGCCGCTGCTCTCAGGCGCATAGGTGGCGCTAGTGCTGGCCACCAGCGTCTCGCTCAAGCCGCAACTACGAAGCACCGGACCATAGGCCGGAGCGGTGCCAGCAGTGCCAGATCCAGCCAGTTCAACCTCGAAGCTCACCTCAACGCGAGTCTGCGCCAGAAGTTGATCGGCCTGCCCCATGTAAGGGCGCACCAGGTCACGGTTCACAGTCTCAGCAACCAATGGCTGGATCTCTAGGTTGCGAACCAGGATCGCATTGCTACCTCCGGTAGGAGTTGGATCCGTGCCGTAGGTGCTTTCAATCTTCGCCAGGATCAGACGCCGGCGTGTCAGAACTGAGGCCATTGGTGGCTACCTCGGGTGTTGGATGGGGAGCCGGCTGAGTCCGGTGGACGAGCTTGCGCTTGCCGGTTTTCTTGTCAGCCAGATAGCTTCCGCCCTGGCCTTTGTATTCGTCCATCATCGTAGCTACTACGGAGCTGCAGCCAAATTAGCTACCTGCGTCCGATACTTCACCACAAAGTCGCAAGAGATCACACCAGATGGCTGGTCTGCCTCCTGCAGATCAAAGCTAACTCCTGTCGGTTGTACGTCATAGGCAAACCCATTGCAGGTGAGATCAGCCATAATCTTCGCGTGCAGTGATTCGATGATCGGGTCTGCTACCTGATCAGGAATATCACCGCGTACGATCACAGCAACGCGCACCGTCATCGTCCAATCCAGTGTCGGAGCACTGGTCAACTGCACGCAGACATCACTAATCGGTTCCACCACCAGCGCCGGCAATTCGCCACGAGCGAGCGGCTCCACCCTGCTGCGGTAGATCCGTGTGCCGACGTTGGTTGTACCAGTCAGGTTGGTGCGGATTCTGGCCAGGATCGACTCGCGACGTGTTGTCATGGCTAGGCAGAGGCAACTTGAACAGCAGTGCAGATCACACCCGGAATGCTCGGGTGCGCGAATGGACTGGTCTGCGCTGCCTCAGCATGAATGTAAGCATCAGCATCACTGGTCGCCCACATCAACTCGATGTAGTCATTAGCAACCAAGTTCAGCACAAAGTTCACAGTGCCAATCACGTTGCCATCTACGCCGCCATGCCTAGCTGTAATGCTAAAACGACTATCACTTGCAGGCACATCACCGCTGCTGCCGCTGTCGTTCTTGCGCAGCCAAACATTGATGTCATGAATCTGGGTATCAGCATTGCTGAACTGGATTGAGAAGGTGATGCTATAGATCCCAGCAAAAGCGAAGGTCATCCGGCTCTGAGAAACAACCGAGACGCCACGATTCAGTGGATCAGACGTGCGCAGCAGAATTGCAGTTGGCGTATTTGCTGTAGCGGTCTGGCTGGTCTCATCCCAAAACGAACCCCAGTAACCAGGCGCACCGAAATATGGCAGCTTGCTCCAAGGCGATAATCCATCGCCAATCTTCATATTCTTGGTGTACTCCTCGATGCCAGGTTCTCCTGCCATCAGCACTGGATTCAGCGCTGACCACTGGCTGCGAGTGTTGACCTTCAAGGGACCGCTCATGTCTTCTGGATCCCAAGCTGAATAAACTTGCCGTCATCGAGCAGCATGGTCTCTCTGACGGTATAAGCAGTCCCATCCACAGTGATTGAATCGCCGCGGATGAGACTGCCGAAGTTTGAGGCTCTGGCCGTCAGCGTGTAGTCGGTGGTGAGCACCATCCCATCGCTGATCACCTGGCTAGGCATGTCCAGGATTCCATTGGCGGTAGTGGCGCCAGCCGTACAGCTAACGCCAAAGTCCGCCAGGAAGATATCCAGATCCTCCGTAATCGCCATGATTAGCCGTACTTCGCAGAAGCCAGGCCAATAACAGCAACAGCACCAGCACCTGTACCACCAGCCACGGTGATGGAGACCTTCACAAAGCGCTTCAGGGAAGTCACGTTGACGTAGATCTTCTGCAGCGAGGCAGTGTTAGCAGAGGTGGTGGTGAAGGCGCCGCCACTCACATCGGTGTAAGTACCGCCGGAGGTGTCGGCTTCAGTCAGCTTGACGGCGTAAGTAACGCCAGCACTGCCGGCTTCAGCGTCCAGCAGCACAGCCATGTCGCCTTCATAGCCCTGCAGGTCGATGGCAGAGCCAGTCCCGGTCGCAGCCACAACGTCGTTGCGGAGCAGGCCCAGGATCGTGGTCTTAGAACCAAGATTGTGGATGGTCATGATTTAGCCCTCCGTCGAGGGGTGGATGGTTTGGGTGTTGGTTGAGTGATGACCTCAACCAGATCGGCCACCTTGTCGGCGACCTCAACAGCTTTGCCAATACCGATCAGGAACTTGGCGTCGGCGGGAGAGGCCTCATGGACCTCCCCCAACCGGATCACCTGTCCAGCCAGCATGGTTTGCCGTAGGACCTTGATCAACATGATCAGAGACTATCGTTGCCGCGGCTGAAGGACTCTGGATGACGGATTGCGATATCGCAGTCCTGCATCGCCACAACGCGAACAGTGCCGCTGGTGCTGTGGGTGTAGGGATCCACCATCAGATCCAGGCCAGAGAAGTAGCCGATGATCAGATCAGCGAAGTTGCCGAACCACAGATCGCCAGAAGCCACCTGGTTAGACAGCACACCGCGGTAGCCGTT